CGTTTAAATTCTTGTAACATTAATCTTAACGTTGGTCTAACTTCTGTAAATACGTTTGGATCACCTAAGTTTCTTGCAATCTCAGCAAATCTCGCTTGTATATCTTCTGATGGAAAGTATGGTTCAAATCTACCTCTTGCTAAATTATTAAATACAGCATCACTTATTTGTCTGTCTTTAAATTCAGTTTGTAATGAAGATTTATTTACACCTAATATCTGTGCTGCAGATATATTTTTGTTCATTTCTTGTTGCACTAAAAATCTAGCTCTGTTTGAATTGTAATACGCTTGAATAACATCATTTGGTTTTATTCTACCACCTCTTAATATTCCAAAGTAACCACCAGTAAATTCTCTTCTAGCATTTCTAATACCTTCTTGATATTCAGCTATTTTAAATCCCATAGACTGTAGTGGATCTACTTTGATAGGACGTAGTCCCATAAATCCTGCTAGCTCTGGTCCTATGTTTAATTCATCTCCACGTTTTGTTGGTGTACCAAAAGCAGCTTGTCCTAATCTTTGAAATTGTCTGTAAGATGGCGCAAGAGCAATACCTAAATGTAAAAATCTAATCGCAGCTTTGTTTCCTGCTGGTGTTTCGTCGGTGTATAATTGTCTGCCCTCAGATGTTCTACCACCTCTAACCGTTAAATCTGTTACAGCTTCTGTCCAGATAGACTCTGATATAAATGGATTCATTATCTCTGCACCTGCTTGGTTTACACCATCAACAAAACCAGATAGCAATGTTTGATCTGTTGCTTCACCCGCTATGATATTGTTAACCAAAGTTCTAAAAGGTCTAGCTATTACATCGTATGCATTGCTGTGACTAAAATCTATATAACGTAGCTCACCATCATCAGTTCTAATAGGGACAAGCGTTGAGTTTTTAGACCAGTCAGGAACAAATTGACGTAATGCTGCTATTTCATCCTCAGTAACATCGTAGAAAGCTTTAGCTCCCTCTACAACCACTTGTGGCACAACAACTAATGTAGTGGCCATACCTGATAATCTTTTAAACCCTGTGCCATACATTGGGTTATCATTTTTAACCAACTGACCTGTTTCTGCATCAACAACGTAAGGCGTAACATTACTACCTCTTGTTGGTTTTGAGTGTCTTAATTCTTTTAAACCTTGCTCTGCAATGTTAGTTGTGGTTCTAATCATTTCTGCAGGAAACGACATGAAGTTACCAATCGGTAATATTCTAGCTGTCTTGACTGCAGATCCAACGTACGCATAGTTTGGCACCGTATTTTTTACAATGTTAGCTGCCTCTTGTTTTAATCCTCTAACAACATCATCTGTTAGTTCGATACCTTGTTTTACTGCAGATTGTTTTAATCTATCTAACTCAACGACATAGTTTGTGATCTTCCACGTGTCGTCCTCTGCAACATATTTACCTTGAAAGAAACCACCAAGTTTTTTTAATTTAGTCATAAAAGGTTTTAGTATCGCATCTGTAGACACAACACCTGGATTACCTGTTGCATCTTTTAATAGATTAACAAGATCTCCTATTTGCACTTGTGAGTTTACAACACCAAGTTCTAATAGTTCTCTGTATGCTGCTTGTGCTTCTGCAGAGTTTGGTCCAAGTTTTAGTAGCGCTGATGTATCTACACCTTCTCTAAACGCTCTAGCTAATAAACCAGGATTAGTTATTCCTTCAAACAATATACCATTAGCACCAGCGAATGCACCAGCACTAAAGAAGTTACGTAAGTGTGTAGGTATTGATAAAACTGTTTTTGCTAATTGTGATATACCTTTTGGAAATAATAATAAATTTCTGTAAAACCATGTTACTGCTTTTTCTGCAGGGTTTGCACCTTCCCTACCTCTAATAACAGATGTAAGACCCGCACCAATGTCGTTTATATTTTTAATACCATCGGCTATTTCTTTTGTTGTATATTTACCAGCTAGTGGATTAGCAATACTATTACCACCTGGCAACTTTTGCACCACACTATCAAGAGGGACTATTTGAATACCTGTTGTTGGTGATTGCACAACTTCTTTTGCAATATCCTCACTATCCCAAAAAAATCCTCTGCCACCTGCTTGTTGAACTTTTGCGTTCTGTTGATTAATATCATCAAGATATGTAGCTGTTCTTGCAACAGATGATAGATTAGTCATCGCATTAAATATAGAATATCTTGGATCGTTTATTTCACCAAACAATTCTCTAAATACTTTGCTACCTCTACCTGGTATACCCTCAAAAGTTTTTTTCTTAGACATGGCAGTAGCATTTTGATACGTAACATCTGGTAAACCTGCAGGTCTACCTTTTACTTGCACTTGATTTATGATATCATCAACCAAAAATTTTGCTTTTTCATAATAATCTGTGCTATTAGGATCGTAAGCTGTTGTTCTATTTTTATCTGTCCTTGCAAGATATCTTCTAAATAAATTTATAGCATTTGCATATGCTTCATCTGTTGGTTTAAATTTTTGAAACAACTTAAACAAACCTCGTGGTTTTTGAAATATTCTATACGTGCCACCTAGCCAACCTTCGATCCTGTCTTTCATTATTTTTTGTAAATCTTTTGCACCTGCAGCTATCTTTGTGCCTGCGTTCCTGTTTAGTATATCGATTAGATTGGTAAACTCGTTTCTAGCACCATTTAAGTTTGTAATTATGTTAGTGATAGACTCTTCTGATATTTCTTTATTTTTTAACAAATTAATTAAATCATCAGATGCTTTTGGATTTATCGGTTTACTTAAATCACCTTCAAATAATACATCATTTATTTTTTTATAAAAATCTACTTGTTCTTTGTTTGTAGATGTATCAAAAAATTTACCTGTTCTAGGGAATATTTTATCTACCTCTCTTGTTATATTTTCTACAAGTTCTTTTGCTCTAAAAGTATCTCTTGCTTTGAGTCCAGCCTTTGCCATTTCTGCTTCAAATACTTCTGTTGGTAGATCACCTCTTGGTCTAAATGGTGAGCCAATATATTTATCTACCCATCTTTCAAATGCACTATCACTATATGCAAGGTCCTTGCCTCTTTTTGCAAGAGCTTTACCTCCTGCTCCTACACCATAAACAAAAGGTGTGATAAAGATAGATTCAGTTCCAAATTTTAATCTGTTTAATAATCTCCTGCCTGCCTCTTCTCTACCAATGGTCTCTCCATCGTCTATTGCTGTGGGTCCATCAAAGAAATCACCAAAAGTTCCAATATCTTCTACATCTGCAACCAAAGTTTCACCGGTTGCACCACCAAACACACCTGCTGCAAATCTTTTTGTCTTATCAGGTATTCTATCGTTTAAAGATTGAGCTTGTTTCATACCATCTTGTAAAGCTTTAGATCTTGAGTTTACATAATTACCAGCTTTCTTTGCTTTAATTGCTTTGTCAGCTAGTTTTGTTGCAGCTTTAAATCCTGCAGTTCCCGGTATACCTATCTGTGTGAATACCTCTACAAGTTTACCAGCAACTCTATCTTGTGCTGTGTCTTCAAATATATTTACGTCATCAAAAAATTGTTCAACACTTGCAGCTGTGTTAGAATCTGCTCCAAGGTCAATGAGTTCTGCACCAAGAGATACAATTCCCTCAACGGTTTTTAACAAACCTGATGCAAAACCTGCAGCAACAGATGAAAATATGCTACTGTCATTGTTAAATTCTGCTTCTGATAATGGGACGTATCTTGCCATTTAAAACTCCTACTGATAGAAGTCCTCGTCGAACCCCGTATCTCTAAAATCTGGTAAAATTTCTTTTAATTCTCTACCTTCTTTTGTTTTTTGACCAAACAATCCTGGTGTTATGTTAGGATCTGGCATACCCTCACCTGTTGTATCTATATCAGCAGAGTCTGCTGGTATGGCTTTTAGTTTACCTGTTACAGTGTCCGTCACAATTCTAACTGCTTTACCTTTTGTAACATCATACACAACTTGTCGTTTTGCTTGTGGATTTTGTTTTACAAATTTTTCTAAACCATTTTTTTGATTTTCATATACAGATAAATCAACAGGATCTATAAAAACACCTTCATTTCCATAAACACCTTGCAACTCTGTAAATTTATTATCATAAAAATCTATTGCTCTAGCTGCTTTTATATCATTACCACCAAAATTTGGTTTTTCTGCCTCTATTCTTTTTTGTAAATCTCCTCCACCCATCTTATCTATTTTTGCTCTTTCAACGTCTAATCTTTTCTCTAGTTGTCCTTCTTCAAACTCTCTTTCTTCTTTTGCTAATTTTTCTGTAAACGCTCTGTCAGATGCTGTTTTCATAGCTGCTGCTTGTTGCGCTTGTAATGTTCTAAACGGATCTTGTGCAGCTGTTGCTGCTGTTTGAAATATATTACCTTGTGGTGGTGTCGATAATAAATTTAAACCAAAGCTAGTTAAGAAACCGGGTAAACCACCGACTTGAAAGTTGGGCGTGCTACCTTGTTGATATTGTTTTCTTGGTTTATCAAGTCCTGATGTAATACCAGTTCCTGCTGATCCACCTATTCTAAACATTGGTCTTTTTAAAGTTCTATTCATTAGGTATTTCTTGGTCCAAAATTAAAATTACCTGCAAATTGTCCCGGTTTACTAAACGCACCATATACACCAGCAAGTGTTGTACCAACACCTAACGCAGTTTGTAATGGTGTAGGATTAGGCACCGCTGTTTGTGTAATTCCTGATGCAGGATAGCCACCCATTAGTCCTGTTATCTGACTTGCAAATCTATCTAAGTTTTGTTGTGGTAAGAAAGCTGCTTGTCTTGCTGCTTCTCTTTGTGCATCAGCTTCTGCTTGTGCTTGCGCTTGGTTCAATGCGCCCAACGAACCTAAACGTGAAATATTTGTTCCTGTTATACCTCCAGCTGTTTGACCTAAACCTGTTTGAAACTGTCCTAAATTTAATTGTTGTGATGCTAACCCACTTCTATTAGCAATATCTTGTTGTCTAGCAGCTGCTGCCTGACCAAATCCTTGTTGCAAGAGTCCTGCTTGTAATAATGCACGTTCTCTTGCCGCCCCCGTACCAAACTCGGCGAGTTGTACGCCCGCTCGACCAGCGCCGAGCACACCCAATTTTGCTTGTTGATCTCGTAAACTTTGTTCTTGTATTTGTTTGTTACGATCAAACTCTGCTAATGTAGCGTCAATCACCTGTGATTGATATGGTGACATAAATTGAGATACGTCTTGTTGAAATGCTTGTGCTCCTGTTCCAATTCCTCCCAACGCTGTACCTGCTGCAGTTCCTGCTGCTTGTGCTTGTTGTAAAAATGGTGCGAAAGATCCTAGTCCCTCTTGTGCTGTCCCTACACCTGCTTGCTGTTGAGCTATTCTCTGTGCTGCTGTTTGTAATGCATCTTGCCCTGCAACAGTTGGTGCAAGTCCCGCTAAACTCTGTTGTCTTGTTGTGAACTCCCTGGCTGCTTGTTCTCTTTTTGCAAAATCTTCTGCTGTTTCACCAGGTTGTTTTGATATTCCAGCAATACCTGTGGCTACAGTTGGTACACCTGATTGGGCCGTAATCTGTGTTGCAAGATCTTTGCCTAAATCTTCAATAAATTGTGGTGGTAAAGTTCTAGTTTCTTGTACAGCCATTATAATACTTCCTCTAATCTTTGTGATGTTTGAAACATTTTACGTGCGCCTTCTAAGCCTTGCGA